GTATTCCGCAAGCGTGCGTGGCAGGAAAAAACAGCTGTCAATTTAATCTATTTTACTGACCAAGATGTGCAGCGTACCTGAACCTGTAGAGGCAACTGCCCATAAATCTTCACCCTCAGCTAGTGATAGGCGTACCTCATCACCATTGTCCATGAGATAACCATTGCTACTTGTTACTCCGCTATTACCAATGTTTATTGCATGCTTGGCATGTAGTAACACATCTCTCTGCACATTATCTACACTAATTATTGACTGACTTGTTGTCGTCACTGTTACTTGACTTGTTATGATCGCCACTTATTTGTTCCTCACTCTGTAGTCTTGCACGCCTAAACCTTTCAAAGTCTGCGTGTTGTCTTAATCCTACCCAATTTTTTCTTTGATGCTCCATCTGCACACCGGTGTGTGCGTATATCTTATAGCCAAAGCTCTTTGCCCTTAGACACCAAAGTAAATCCTCACCTATCCACTCTTTATGTAAGGGCATGTCTTGGTAATAGCACCACTTATCTCCTTGGTGTATTTGATCAGCTTCTTTTCTAAACCGATCAAAGACGGATCTATGTACCAAGATAGCCCCTGTCCCAGCTGCATCAATCTCTACAATGCTATCAGGCTCATAGTCATGCAATGCGTATAAGCCACTATCTTTACCTTGCCTAAAGATGCAAGGCACCGGCTCAAGATATGCTTCACCTACTTCCCAGCCACCATGCACTACACCTGACACAATTGGTCTGGTCTTGGCATCTGCCGCAGCTACAAGCTTCTTAAAGTCATTGACTGTGAAGCGTTGATCTGTGTCAATCTGCAATAGCCAATCATCTTTAGTTTTTTCCATGAAGGTTGCAACTACCTGATTGCGTAGGCGACTAATAACACCTGATCCTTGCAATGATATGAATTGACCCAATTGCTTTTGAGATCTAGCCACATCTAATAAGCTTGTAAGAAAGTCTGTTACTACATAACCCGGTGAACAGATACCTATTGTAATTTTCTCAGTGTCTTTCAATGCCAACCCTTCATCAACCAATGCGCCCATGCACCACAGGCGTTTGCAACACCAAACCTATCAGTGCCATACCTGTGTTTAAGGTATTTGATGTGCCAAGTTATTTGTGCCTTGTGATCAGCTGTAGCTAAGAATTTTGATCGCCCCTGTGGTAATCCATGATGTGAGCCATTGACAGCTCTTAAATTCCAGCGGCTCTCCATAGTCACAAGTGGAAGCAAACAATCATATTGATCTGCACTGTATTCTAATTGTCGCAGGTATTCCATTTGATAAGTTTTTGTATCTTGTTTAGCAAAGACTGGAGTTATATTTATTAGGTTTATTATTATTACAAACATTGACGCTTGGGCGACTAGATTTTTAGGAAAGCCCCCCCTACCCCCCCATTTAGTAACATGAGGTAGGTAAGAGCGTCTGACACTCGGTATGACTGAGTTCCAGTGTAAGCCCCCAACAAAGCGGTTGAAACTTAACATGGCTGCCCTTCCTTTGCAAGTTATCTATTGATTGCGTGTTTAGCCTTCTCAAGCATTTGACAGGTGACACAAAGGTCATCCCTCATGATCCAACTGCCACACTTATTGCATCTCACCGGCTCGCTCATGCGCCCTTTCTAAAAGTATATCTACAAGCTCTATAAACGGCCTGCAATGTCGCTTTGATACAAAGTAACACTCCACTTCAATTTGTCTGGCATGATCATAAATAGTAGCAATTGTCCAAAATTCCCTTGTTGCCACTGGTATTGCAAAGATGCCCTTGGATATTTGACTTAAATAAACATAGGCAAAGGGTTTGATTATCTTTTGATCAAAGCCATAAACAGTATCTACCAAAATTAGGGCATGGGGAAAGTCATCTGCCCCATCAAAGCTTATAGCTCTACTTTTGACCTCTAGTACAAGCTGATCAACAATTATATCTTTCTCATTTTTAGTCTTATCTGCAATCTTGTCATGCGTGGTAGCAATGCTAAATTCAGGTACATCAACATTAGGGACACCAAAAGACCTGAGCAGACTAGCTACATAATTGTTATAGCCATGACCCTCAGCCATAGCTTTGTGATAATCAAAGGTCATTGCCTACACCCACAAAAGGCACAAACTTTTCTATTGCCTTCACGCAATAACCTAGGGTCATTACAAGAAACACAGCGATCAGTCCAATTGACTATCTCAAGCTCTACGCCCTTGTCTGTAAATTTTGCTTTGACCCCATGCTTGTCAATCATTTCCATGTCACCCATTTACCGACTCCTTGAAGTACCAATGGCCGTTACTAGATTGTGATGCCCATTTAGCAGGGCATCCTTTACCACACTCACAGACATAACCCTTAAAAGGTTTGCCTGTAGTTTTTGAAATGCCCTCTTTGAAGCGCATCCTAGAGCCGTCTTCACAAACTTGCTCAGGTAATGTACCTACCTCACGCATAACTACATCCGGTGCGTTTCTAACAGCTTCCGCAAAAACCTCAGCTGCGCGGCGATCTTCGCTTTGTAGATCATCTAACAAAGCTGCCTTTGGCTCTACTGACCAGCTTGTAGCTCTTGCCATTGACTCTTTAGGTGCAGTCTTGTTTGACCCTTTTAGCAGTGTTAGGCATCTAGCAATACAGCTTGTAGCAGTATCTTCCAGATACCACTTACGCATGTGTGCAGGGTAATCATCCCTTTCGCCCTTTGCATAGTTAGTTACAGCCGGGTTTGCATCATTGCTATCTCTGTACACACTACCTTTGAATACAACAATGCCTTTGTCAAGATTGATCTCCACAAGCTGTAAATCTATTCTGCCCATGGGGAAGCTTGAGATAAACCATCTATTAAGTGAGGCAGCATCTTCATATTGAGTAAGATCTATCATTTCATTTCCTTATCCCAAAGACTTACAACCTTTTCCATTAGATACTCATTATCAGCTTCAAGCATCTTTTGGCGCATAGCCGGATGAGTCCTAACAGTAAATTTTTCCACCTTTACACTTGATTGTTTGGCATCCTGTAAGCCACGCTTGTAGCCACTCTTAAAACCTTTGTCATAGCCATTTTCAACTGCGACCATCCAAGTCACACCAATTAACAGTGCAACCAATATAAATAAACTAATTGTTATTAACCATCCATATATTTCAGAGCTCATATTTCACCGCTTCCTTGAACTTGTCTAACCAATAACCCTCAACCATTGCAGCTGAGAGCCTACCTCTGACCTGAGATGCACCCATTGATTTATGAGCGTATGCCCTGATTAGAGAAGCTTTTACATAGTGACTGCGTTTGCTATCAACATACGCACCACTCTCTTTGTCATATTTAACAATTACCATGTCATCAATTTCATTAAGTCCTCTGGTAGATCTACAGGTGCTACATCATTTACTATTTTGTATTGTGTACCACTTGGATGTATTGATGGCGGTAGCACTACATAACCTTTATGTTTTATATCTATACCGGATATTAGTTTGCCCTTAAATTGCGTGGCCTTTTCTACATAGAAATATATGTGGTATCCATCATGTGTAGCTACAACATGTGTGTTGCATTTGAAACAGCGATCTAATAACTCAAGCCACTTAGGATCATTACAAGAATTGCGTACATCAAAATCTAATACAACCAAACTAGATTGTGATATACCTAAACCAATGTTTAGCTCTTGATCTGCAAACCATTGATCAATTTTTTCTTGATCTATTGTTGCATCTAAATAACCATGGCGTAAAAATCTTGCCGGCTCTTTAGATTGTTTTTTAAGTGGCAGTACAAACCAACCCTTTTGTGCATACTCTGTAGCGTTCATGCGTTCACCCATGACCCAGAGTAGTTAGTTGTAAAACAGTATTGACTTATAGCATTATCAAAACTAACACTATAATCCCAGCGGTTTTGTCTTAGATATTCAGTAGCCAATAAAACTGAGGCGTAATTTTCTGCCCAATAAATAAACTCATGTGACCAACAAATTGTATCTTCAAAGCGATCTTTCTGAGTTAGCCAATCTGTTTC